AAAACGTCCAACCTCCAGGCGGCCTATGGATCCGGCAACAGCAACGGCTATGATTCCAGCCTCACCCCCACCATGGGTGTGAAGCAGAACGCCGTGATCAGCGGTGGCCAGTTCTTCGGAACCAGTGATGGAAAGAGCCTGAACAAAATCTTCCACAGCATCGTGCTGGGTAGCTACCAGCAGTACATGAGAGACCCCTATCTGCTCCTGGTCAATGGCCGCTACAAAGTCAGCCCGAACTATGAGTACGATGTCACCGGGGCAACCTACATCGACACGGGCATTTCTCTGCCCAAGGTTCTGAACACGGATGGATCGCAGAAACAGGGATGGTTCTACCCCCACAAGTACCAGACCATTCCCGACTTCGGACACGTCCCGATTTATCCGTACAATGGAAGCACCACCACAGGTGGATGCGATGGACTGTACCAGAACGTGGAGATCACGGCGGTGGCCCTTCGTTTTGGCTTGTGCAGCAACGGCACCGCTGCTGGTGGCCGGTGCTTGGATCTGGGCAGCGCCGCTGGCGGCGCCAACTGGAACTTCGGCTCGGCCTTGCTTCTCTTGCCACCTGTTGGCATGGCGGTGTAACCGCCTTGCGGGGGGTCTGGGGGTGCGCCGGACGGCGCAACTCCCCCAGGGTGTAGCCATTAGCGGGAACCCAGGATAGAGGAAAACAGAAAAATTTAATAGGGGAACATGGAGGCGCACTCCGGGCGGTGGCCCTTCGTTTTGGCAATTGCAACAACGGCACCAATGATGGTGGCCGGTGCTTGAATCTGAACAACACCGCTGGCAACGCCAACTGGAACATCGGCTCGGCCTGTTTCTATCAAACAGTAATACCCTAGGCTGAATGCCTCCATGTTTCCTACACCGCTGGTCGTTGAAACACGGCTGACCCGCCATCACTGGTATGGGGAGTGGAAATAAGTCCGATACAGGGCAGACGGTTGAGCGGTCGAACTTGCCGCCTGCAGGCGATAGAAGAAGAAATATCCCATAGGAGTATGAATGAGTAAAAGAGAACCCGGTCACAAAGAGTACAAATATCTGTATCGAAAGATGCTTTCCGAAAACCTGATCCGCACGGCCTACAAGAAGCTCCGCAAAGGCAAAACGAAGCGCAAAGAAATACAGCACATTGACAATCACCTGGACGAAGAAGTCCAGAAAATGAAGGACATGATCCTAAACACCCGGCCTCCCGGCGTGGAGGTACCAAATCCAGAGCTGGCCTACAAGCCATGCGCCAGGACACCAAAAAGGATCTTTGAGCATGGGAAGTGGCGCAAAATCTATATGCCGGAAATCCACGAACAGTGGCTGCACCACATTATCATTCTGGTGCTGGCACCCATCATCCAGGCCACGGCCTACCGCTTTAGCTGTGGCAGCTTTCCCAAGCGGGGCGCTCACTACGGCAAGAGACAGATCGAGCGATGGCTCCGGCAAAATCCAAAGGGAACCCGGAACTTCGCCAAGATGGACATCCGGCACTTCTATGACAACATCCGCCTGGACGTGCTGATGCGGGAACTTTCCATCCGCATAAAGGATGCCTGGTTTCTGTACATCATCTGGCTATGCCTCAAGAATTTCAAGAAGGGCATCCCGCTGGGCTTCTATATCTCCCAATGGCTGGCCAACTACCTTCTGGAGCCGCTGGACAGGCTCATCACCCAGACCCTCGGAATCCAGATGGACATGAGGTATATGGATGACATCACCCTGTTCCACCAGAGCAAGAAGGTATTACACAGGGCCGTCCGGGAAGTGAAGAAGATGCTCGGCCAGAGGTTCCGGCTGAAACTGAAATCGAACTGGCAGGTCTGTAAGTTCGACTTCACGAAGAAAAATGGCAAGACCATCGGTAGGCCGCTGGATTTTATGGGCTTCCTGTTCTTCAGAACCCGCACAGGCATCCGAAAGAGCATCATGCTCAAGGCCACTCGGCTGGCCAGCAGGATGCACCGCACAGCCGTAGCCGGGAAGAAATTCTACCACAGGCACATCTCCGCCATGCTGAGCTACATGGGATGGTTCAGCCACTCGGACACCTACGACTGCTACAAGGACTATATCAAGCCTTGCGTGGAAATTCGCAAACTGAAACACATCATCTCAAAAACACAAAGGAGGAAGAACTACCATGACCGAATGGACAAGAGAACACTGCTCGGAGCAGCCTGAAGAACTCCAGGTAATCGCACCCGGCCTGTACATCCAGCGGCAGAACATCGTGGAGGTTGAGCATCCGGCTGACGAAACTGCCGGAACGGATGCCTACACCGACTACGAGTGCGACTGCCGGGAAATCACGGTCTCGGAGTACCAGATGCTCCAGGCCATCCAGGAGATCGACAATGGTAAAGCCATTGACGAGTACACCATGCAGCTGATCGAGGAAGGAGTGCTTTGATATGAGTATGCTGGTAAACAGCCTGAAACGGCTCTATGATGCGGGACGGCTCACCAAAGAGCAGATCGCAGAGCGGGTGGACAGAGGCACCATCACCCAGGAGGACTATGAGTATATCACCGGCGAATCCTACCCCAGCAACTGACCTAATAGAAATCGTGGAGCGACAGGCCGAAATAATCTCCATCCAGAATGAGAGCATCAAGGAGCTGTACAAGCTGCTGGCTCAGTATATCGAGATGGAGGAAATCGACCGGCTCCACTCCGTGGAGTGCTTAAGAAGGGCAGGAGCGCTCTGAACCAGAATCTGTGCCCAGAGGTGGTGAAAATATTGAACACCGTAATCAGCTTCACGTTCGCACAGTTGGTGGCAGGAGTTCTGGCCATCTGCGCCGGAATTTCCTGCATCGCCGCCGCCATTGGCTGGGTAATCAAGGGCATCCAGGCGGCAAAGGCTCCGGCCAAAAGGGTCGATGAGCGCCTCAAGGCCATCGAGACCACGCTGGAGAGCCACAAGGGATACTTCTCCACCGACAAAAAGCGGCTGGATGCAATCGAAGAAGGGAGCCGGGTCACCCAAAAGGCCATCCTCGCCCTGCTCTCACACGGCATCGATGGCAATGACGTGGATGCCATGAGGGCAGCCAAAGCAGAACTCCAAGAATACCTGATCGAGCGGACATGAGAAAGGAAGGTACATACCATGACCAAGAAAGACATCATCCGCAAATTGACAAGCCGTAAGCTGTGGGTCGCTGTGGCCGGTTTCGTCTCCGGTCTGATCCTGGCCTTCGGCGGCAATGACAGCACTGCCGCCACCGTTTCCGGCGTGATCCTCCAGGGTGCATCCGTGCTGGGCTATCTGCTTGCAGAGGGTCTGACCGATGCCAGCTACATCACTCTGGACGGGGTGGAGGAAGTCACCGTGGAAACCAGCGACACTACTACCGATGATACAGCCGCAAACGGCTGAGAAAGGAGACCATCATGGCAGACAAAGAATTGACCATTAAGGAAATTGCCACCCAGAACGGCGAAACCGTCACCGAGGAAACCGTGGCAGAACTGTCCAATGGGAAGGGGGATGATGAGGATGAGTAACAGCTCCCTCGTGGCTTATACCAAACTCAGCCCTAACCAGAGCGGAAAGAGAAAGTACTCCATCACCCGCATCTCCATCCATTGTGTGGTCGGCCAGTGCAGTGTGGAAACCCTTGGCTCCATCTTCGCTTCGGAAAGTCGTGAGGCATCCTGCAACTACGGCATCGGCTCCGATGGCCGAGTGGGACTTTATGTGGATGAGGCAAACCGTTCCTGGTGCACCTCCAGTGCCGACAACGACAACCGAGCCGTCACCATTGAGGTAGCCAGCGACACCACGTCCCCCTACAAGGTCAATGACAAGGCATACAGTGCCCTGCTGAATCTGGTGACCGACATCTGCCAGCGGAACGGCAAGACCAAGGTCACCTGGCTCGGAGACAAGGCAAAGACCCTGGCCTACACCCCTGCCTCCGATGAGATTGTGCTGACCGTCCATCGCTGGTTTGCAAACAAGAGCTGCCCCGGTGACTACCTCTACAACCTGCACCCCACCATTGCAGCAGAGGTCACCAAGCGGCTGGGCAACTCTGCCACCACCGGCTCCACCAGCGCCAGCACCGACACGGCCCTGCAGGCTGGCACCGTGCTGACCCTGGACGGCGTGAGCGTCTACAAGACCTCCACGGCCACGGAGGCATCCGGCACCAAGAGCGGCACCTACTATGTCTGGTCGGCAGATCAGATCAAGGGTCGCATCCGCATCACCAATGCCGCCGATCGGGTAGGCGTGAGTGGCCAGATCACCGGCTGGATCAGCGTGGCAGATGCACAGGCAGCCGCCAGCGGATCCACCGCCAGCACCAGCACCCAGACCTTCACCCCCTACACCGTGACGGTCACCGCCTCCGTGCTTAACGTCCGCAAGGGACCAGGCACCAACTACGGCATCGCCACCACCATCAAAAAGGGCGGCGTTTATACCATCGTGGATGAGCAGGACGGCTGGGGCAAGCTCAAGAGCGGTGCCGGGTGGATTTACCTGGAATACACCAACAAGCGATAATCACACCCCCGTGAAATCGCAAAAGGACAGGCGCATCATGCGTCTGTCCTTCATTTATTTTCTGCGCCCCTGTTCGGCCTGTGTGGCCGCTTTCCTGGTGGGTGGGGTAAGTTTACCCGCCAGGGCGAACAAGCCGCTCTTTTTTCCACCGGAAAAATCACACGCACTTGAACCCGTGCCTATCCAAGTAGGCGGCTGCTTGCCGTTCCTGCCGGAACGAGCGGCTCTTCAGTTTCTGGCGATCTCGGCCAATCACCACCGTGGAGCCGATGCCCTGGATGATCCAGTAGTCCTTCCCATTTTTGGTGATGGGGTTGAAATAGACCTCTTCGCCCTTTTCGTTTGCCATCCTCATAGTTCAGACCTCCCCTGCAACATTCACATGATGCCGCCAGACACCATCGGCTCCTTTCCCAAAGGAACCAAAGCGCTTGATCTCCCGGTCGCCAAGCGGACCGCTGACCAGTTCCAGCCCGGTCATTTCTTTGGAAGATAGCAGCGTCCCATCGGATGCAATCTCTTCCACCCTGAAGATGTCCGGCGAATCCCAGCCGGTCCAGATATCCAGAACTTCTTTTACCTTCATCGGTTCAGACCTCCTCAATAAAGACTTTGATATTTTCGCCATTGCACCAAGGGTTCTCTCGGAATTCATTCTCCCAGCGCAGCTTTGCCAGCTCGGCGGTAACCCGCTCGGTGTAACCACCGAGCAAGCTACCATTGGAGCTTTTGACAAGGTACCGGCAGCCTTTACGCCGCCCATAAGCCAAAGCCTGTTCACGGTTCATCTCATGCTCCCCTTTCCGTCACGCCCAGGATGGTGTACTCCCGGAACTGGAATCCCGTCCAGCCATCAATCCCTGCGGCCAGGAGAATCTCCAAGGCCCGATCCGCAGAGGTGGCTCTCACCACCTTGAAGTCCTTGCGGCCATCAGGCCGCTGGTAGTCGATCACAAATGTTTTCATCTCAGGCTTCCTCCTTCACTCTGCCAATCTTGTCGCAGGGAACCAGCCGGGAGCCGTCCCACTTGACGTATGCTTTCTCGGTGTTGCCTCCACGGTGATCCTTCTGGCCATAGCCGTAGACCTGACCGACCACAGGATCGAAGATAACCAGATCGCCTTCCTCGCCCTGGTAGCCGTTCCCGGTGTAGGTACCTACACGCTTGGAGAAATCATACTTCCCGTCCTGGGTCATTTCGCAGACCCAGGGAGTGCTGTAGCGGCGCTGGTTGAACGATTCATAGCTTTTGATGATGATGGTTTCCATGATTTTATCCTCCTTAATTGTACGCTTTCAGAAGAACCGAAAGGGCGGTGTTTGCGGCTTCGCAGGTCGGCTCCATATCCCAGCCACGGTCGTAGCTGGCAACGGTCTTGTCTCCGATCTCCAGCTGGAGCTTCGAGATGCAACCCTCGTTGATTCCGTACTGGGAGCCTACCTCGTAGGACTTCACGCACCAGCGAACCCGGATCACGCTGCCGTCCTGCTGGGGAATGTCCATCAAACCTTTATGCCACATTTCAAATTCCTCCTTGAATTTTGCTTTGCTTTTAAGGGGTCGCCCCCTGCCTTACGAATACATAATACCATACACACGCATGGAATACAAGATATATAGTGCA